ACCATCTTTGGTGTCGAAGACTTCGTGCCTCGCAAGGGTGTGATGACTCGTTACGCCAAGAAGATGGTTCGACCCGACATGTACGGCCTCGTTGTCGTCCGCGGGTTGCTTGGTGAGTCTGGCGCCTAAGGCGTAGACCAGTAGGTATATGACCTAGAACCCCGCTCTCTTAACTGAGGGCGGGGTTTTTTTATTAAAAATGAGATTATGACCATTGGAAACTACTTACCAATAGTCAGAGGAGTTTTCATGCATGGCCATCCCAACATTACGACCCAGTAGCCAAACCAGCAAATCGATACTGCCTGTAACTGGCACGCACGCCGACGTTTTGGCGAGCCTTCCGTTTGGAATTTATAATTCCCCCGCGTTTGTGTCTGGCGCCGCCGACCAAGTTGCCTACACATATAAAAAGCTCGGCGGCGATGTACTGGACATTGAGCTTAAGGCATCTCAGGTATATTCTGCCTATGAAGAGTCCGTTTTAGAGTACTCTTACATCGTCAATATTCATCAGGCGAAAAACTCAATTGGAAGCCTCCTTGGCGCAACCACTGGTTCGTTTAATGAAGACGGTCAGATGGTTGTGGGCCACGCGTTATCGGGCTCGGACCTAACTCTGCGATATCCCGAGTTTAAATTCGGCTATGCTCAGAGGGTATCCGACGCATCCATTGGACAGATTGGCCTAGGCCCCAATGATACGTTGTACTCAGCTTCATTCAGCGTTACGGGTGGTGAACAGCAATATAATTTACAGACAATAATTTCTGCCAGTTCTGTTAACAACAAGGACAATGGCACCGGAAATACAGTAAAATTCGCTGGTCTTGTTGGCGGTAAGAAAGTCCTTATCAAAAGAGTGTACTATCGAACTGCTCGCGCAACATGGAGATTCTTTGGGTATTATGGTGGAATTAACGTGCTGGGGAACATGTCAACATATGGCCAGTTTGCCGATGATACGACTTTCCAAATTGTTCCGGTTTGGCAAAATAAGCTTCAGGCTATGGCCTATGAGGACGCCATTTATACGAGAGTTTCCCACTATTCATACGAGGTTGCCAACAACAAGTTGAAACTTTACCCACCACCTCCCAAAGATGACCCGGAATTCAAGAACATGTGGGTAGAATTTGTGATACCAAGTGATGCTTGGGAACAGGATTCCGCCGCCACCGATGGCACCATGGGCGTTAATAATATGAATACGTTGCCGTTCGAGAACGTCCCCTACAATAGCATCAACAGTATCGGAAAGCAGTGGATTAGGAGATTCGCCCTGGCCCTGGCGAAGGAGATGCTCGGGCAAATCAGAGGCAAGTTCTCCTCTATACCTATCCCGGGCGAGAGTGTTTCTTTGAATGCTGACGCTCTTCTAGCCCAGGGCAAGGAGGAGCAGCAGGCCCTGCGCGAGGAACTCAAGACAACGCTAGATGAGATGACCTACAAGAAGATAGTTGAAGACACAGCCGCAATATCCGATAATGTGTTAACAGTGAACAAGGACATCCCTGTTCTATCCATATACACGGGGTGATGTAGAACATGGCAGATAACAGATGGAAACAGCCTAAGAATCCTCCACCCCCGCTCTTTCTCGGAGAAAAGGAAAGGAATCTTGTTAAGCAGGTTAATGATGAATTAATCGAAAGAGTAATTGGACAGCCCATCTTGTATTTCCCAATCGATTTGGAAAGAACTAATTTCCACAGTCTTTATGGAGAGGCGGTAAAAAAGACATTCCTGCCACCAGTCATGGTCTATGCTCTCGTCGCTTGGGAAGGGCAAACTACTCAAACTGATAGGTTTGGGGTCGATCGCCGATCGGCATTGACTATTCATTTTCACAAAAGGCGCTTAACAGAGGACCAAAACCTTTTTGTACGAGAGGGAGACTTTATTCAATTTGAAAAATTGTATTATGAAATTGTGAATTTAACTGAGCCAAAACTATTGTTTGGCCAAGAAGATCACAAGGTTGAAATTGCCGCGAAGTGTATAAGAGCTAGAAAGGGAGTCTTTAATGCCAAGTAAAAAGCCAAGTTATTTTTCTACACGCAAGGAAATAGACTACGAGTACACAGATGTGGAAGATACCTCCGTCCTTCAAGAGGTTATACCTTTTCAGCAGTCTACTCTTGAGACGATTGATACTGCTATGTATCGGTGGGTAAACGAAGAGATGGATGTCTTTGCAAACATGAACACGGGGTTCAAGAAGGTCCCAGTACTCTGGGTTTCAGCCGAGCGCGCCTATCAAATCAAGAGAGATAAAGGTCTTCGAGATCAGGACGGAACTCTCATACTACCACTGATGACGATTGAGAGAGCAAGCGTTGCGAAGAGTCTTACAAAGAAGGGTACCGTATTCAATGCCTTTCCAGTCCAGGATGCTCGTGGAGGTTCGATAACAATTGCAAGACAGATAAATCAAGAAAAGACTTCCAATTTTGCGAACGCAGATTCGTTCAGAAAGCATGGAAGTATCCGAGATCCAGAGGTGGGAATAAATCAACAGAACTTCCCAAGACAAAACAAAAAAGTTGTTTACGAAACTGTGACAATCCCAGTTCCAGTTTATTTGGACATTCAATATGACTTGTATATCAGGACAGAGTATCAACAGCAAATGAACGAGATTTTAGCACCATTTTTGACAAAGACTGGTAGCTTGAATTATTTCATTATAAGGAATGAGGGCCATGGTTTTGAGTCTTTTATTCAGGAAAGCTATGATCAGGAAAACAATGTATCCGCGATGAATGAGGAAGAACGACAATACCAGACCAAGATAAGTATCAAGGTTTTGGGATATATTATCGGGGGAGATAAAAATCAAGAACAGCCTAGGATTGTAAGAAGGCAAAATGCTGTCGAGGTAAAGTTGGGCCGCGAGAGAGTTATCGTTGGAGACATCCCGGAACATATTGATAAGAGGGGCTTTTACAGGGATTAATTTTCTTCTTTTCACACTAACACGCACTATTTATAAATGAAATAAATACACTTAATTAAGGGAGAATTTATTAGTATGGCACTGTCAAGAAAGTTTAAGTTCGTATCACCTGGAATTTCTCTCCGCGAAATTGATGATTCAAGATTACCTCGCGAGCCCGAGGCCGTGGGCCCCGTAGTTATTGGCCGCACACGCAAAGGGCCCTCCCTGGTTCCTGTTAAGGTCAACTCTTTTGGTGAGTTTGCAGAGCTTTTCGGCACTCCCGTTGCTGGTGTGGACTCCTTGGGCGATGTTTGGAGAAATGGCAATGACAGTGCCCCGACATATGCCGCCTACGCCGCACAGGCATGGCTAGCTAATAACGGCCCTCTTACTGTTGTGCGCCTTGCTGGTGCTGAGCACCCCGATGCCGGAGACGCCGGCAAAGCCGGTTGGAAGACCGCGAAGACCATCGACCCCGCCGTAGGTGACAATGGCGGCGCTTACGGCTTGTTTGTCTGGCCTAGCGGAACGCTACAGGGCTTCACTGATGGTGGAGACCACACCTTCCGGTATATGGTTGCTTCCACCGGAACTCTTGCCGCGATATGGTACCTTCAAGAGGGGGCTATTACACTTAATGGGCGCCCCGCCGGCGCCTCATCGGTTGTGAAAGCGGTTACTAGCTCGATCAGCGCGCTTGCCCTGTCCACTGGTGACAATGCTGCCGGTGGAGAGTGGAAGGTGGATATCCGGGACGCCGCCGGCGATATCACTGATACAGTGACATTTGATTTCACTAGGGGGAGTGCCAATTTTATTAGAAAGGTGTTCAATACGAGCCCCGTTCAAGCCTCCACGCGCAGGGCCCTCATCGCCACCGACGATGCCAAGTCTTACTGGCTTGGTGAAAGTTTTGAATCAAATGTGGCTCGATTAAAGGAACTCACCGGTTATAACTCTACCGGTACCCAGATGATGGGCGCCATATTGGCTGTTCAAAACGGCTCCGGCGCCGGCGGAACATTCGAGGACCCAGTAACTCGCGCAGAGACCGGCTGGTTCATTTCCCAGGATCCTAGTGCCGCCACTGGCTCGTTCCAGGCACCCGCCCAGCAAAAACTGTTTAAATTCAAGGCCCTCCCTGCTGGAGGCGCATGGGACCAACAGAATATAAAGATCTCACTTACAGATATTGCCTACTCAAACAACGAAGAGGCAGATCCGTATGGAAGTTTCACGATTTTGATTCGTGACGCTAAAGACTCCGATGCGGAGATGAATATCTTAGAGGCCTATACGGCTGTTAACCTAAATCCCAACTCTCCCAACTTCATTTCAAGAAGGATTGGTGACAAAGACAGAACCTGGGACTCGGTAAAGAGAGTATATCGTACGCTAGGCACCTGGCCTAACTTGTCCAATTACGTGACTGTCGAAGTAAACAGTCAAGTAGAAGACGGTACTGTGAACGCCCAACTGCTGCCCTTCGGGTTCTTTGGTCCTCCCAGGTACAAAACGGCAAGCTTTAGGACGAACTCCTCCGTCACCGCCCAGAACCCCGCGACGATGACCTTTGTCACAGCCGGCAGTGCGTCGTTGCCTTATTCCACGACGAACGGGTGGATCACCGGTTCCGCGCACGGGACCGCCACCGCCGGCGGCGCCGCCGCAGGCCACTTCACTGGCTCGATTCTCCCAACGCGATTCCCCAGCCTCGAAGACTTTTTGAGACTGAGTGCCTCCGCTGGTCAACGTCTAGGCGATATCGAAGACGCTTACTTTGGTGTACAAACTGATATCGACCGAGGCGCTAGCGACAAGTTCGACCATTCGTACAACGATTTGGTCCGAAGGAAGCCCTCGGCCCTTTCGACATTCGGAACAACGGCTGGTGCAACTGAAGTATCATTCGTGTTTACCCTTGATAACATTACGGGGTCGGGCGCCTTTAACAACCTGCGAGACGCATGGTACGTAAGTGGTTCCCGAAAGGCTGGTACTTCGATGACTGCTGTCTCTGCTTCGAACGGCGGATACAAAGAGGTACTCGATGCGGGTATCAATAAATTCACAGCGCCTATGTTTGGTGGAACTGATGGGGTTGACATCACTGAGATGGATCCTTTCAATAATGCCGCGCTAGTTGGAAAGAACGAAAGAAGTTCCTCTCCGTACAACTCGATACGTCGAGCCATTGACACTGTGTCCAACGCAGAGCGCATTGAGATGAATCTCTTGGCCCTTCCTGGGGTGGATAACGTATCGTTAACACAGCACATGATAAATACCTGTGAGGGTCGTGGTGATTCTTTGGCCATTATCGATATCGAGGGTGGCTATATACCGAGGGCTGAAAGCAATTCAGCAATAGGCCTCCGAGTTGGCAATGTTAAGACAGCTATTGACTCGATCAAATCTAGAAGAATTAACTCTAGCTATGGCTGTGCTTACTATCCATGGGTGCAGATTGTCGATTCCGAGAACGACGCCCGCTTGTGGGTGCCACCGTCGATTGCTGCTCTTGGAACTTTCGCAAGCTCCGAGAGGTCCACGGCACTTTGGTTCGCTCCCGCTGGCTTCAATCGCGGCGGGCTAACACAGGGTTCTGCAGGAATTAACGTAAGCGCGGTGGATGGACAGTTGACATCGAAAGACAGAGACAAGCTATACGCTGTCAACGTAAATCCGATTGCCTCTTTCCCTGCCGAGGGTATTGTAATCTTTGGACAGAAGACACTGCAGGCAACTCCGTCAGCACTTGACAGGATCAATGTTCGTAGACTGTTGATTTACATCAAGCGCGAGATTAGCGCGATCGCCGCTACGACGCTCTTTGAACAGAACATTGATTCGACTTGGAACAACTTCTCTTCTCGGGCGGAAACTTTCTTGGAGAGTGTGAAGGTCGGCGGCGGCTTGACAGATTTCCGGGTTGTTTTGGATGACACCACCACTACCCCGGATCTGATTGACAGGAACATTCTATACGCTCAGGTGCTGCTGAAGCCGGCTCGTGCCATTGAGTTCATTGCTGTCGACTTTGTGATAAAAAGAAGTGGAGCTTCTTTCGACGATTAAGAGGGAAAAAGATATTAATTTCTAATTAATGTTGATTAAGGAGATTATAATTAAATGGCAAATAACTTTTGGGCAGCACCAAATACGGATCCAAAGAGAGCATATAGATGGCTCC